AAAAAACCAGGGTGGGTTCAATCAGATGGATCTCCTTGTGCTAATGAACCAGGAGAAACAAAAACACCAAAATGCTTTTCAAGTTCAAAATTAGCAAGTATGTCTAAAGGTGAAATTAGATCAGCAGTAAGAAGAAAGAGAGAAAAGGATCCTGGACAACAACAGAAGACAGGTGCAGCAAAACCAACTTATGTTTCGACAGATTCTCCAACTAAAAAAATGAAAAAAGAAGAATTCATGTCAGAAGAAGATATAAAAGGTAAGGGTAGTGGTAAGAAAGATGCCTGTTACCATAAAGTAAAAGCAAGGTTCAAAGTTTGGCCTAGTGCCTATGGATCTGGAGCACTTGTTAAGTGTAGAAAAGCAGGTGCTGCAAATTGGGGAAACAAATCTGAAGAAGTTAGTGTAGAACAGCAATACGAAACAGATACTAAGTACTGCCTCCTCTGCAGAAAGAATGAAACCAGAGCAGAGTGTTCTTATGGTCCAACCATGTGGGACAGATATACTATTGGCAAGATGAATCTTACCAATGAATTAAAGATTCATGAAAACCACAAGGAAATTGCAAGTGGCAAAAAGAAAGATGAAGAAGGATATATGGCAAGAGTTGAGTTCGATCAAATTGAAACAGCAGTTAATATTTTAAGAAGCAAAATCAAAAAAGGGGATCAGCAGATTCCTGCTTGGGTACAATCAAAGATTACCAGAGCAGCAGATTTTATTGATACTGCAGCAGAATATATGCAAAGTGATGAAGATGTTTCAGAAGCATGTTGGACTGGTTATAAGCAAGTTGGAATGAAGAAGAAAGGTAAGAAGATAGTTCCAAATTGCGTTCCTGCGAATGAAGATACTTGCAAAACTTTCTCACAGTTTATGCAGATTGCAGAGGCAAACAAAAAAGTAAAAATAAGCACAACTAAACCCATAGAATTTAAAATTGCAGATATTGGTCCAGGAGGAAAAGAACATAATGTAAAAACTTCCAAAGGATGGAAAGATATCAAAGAAGTTGCTGCATGGCAAAAAAAGGCGGGCAAGAATCCATCTGGTGGGCTTAATGAAAGAGGTAGAAAATCTTATGAAAGGGAAAATCCTGGAAGTGATCTTAAACCACCCCAACCTGGCGGTGGTCCACGTAAAAGATCATTTTGTGCAAGAATGGGAGGAATGCCTGGTCCTATGAAAGATGAAAAAGGTCGTCCAACAAGAAAAGCCTTAGCATTACGTAAGTGGAAGTGTTGATAATTTATGAGCGAAAATATATATCTTGGTAATCCGCTTCTTAAAAAAGCGAATACACCTATTGAATTTTCTCAAGAACAAATTATTGAATTTGTTAAATGTAAAAATGACCCTGTATATTTTTTAAAGAACTATGTTCAGATTGTAACTTTGGACCATGGTTTGCAATTATTCAAACCATATCACTTCCAAGAAAAGTTAGTTAAAAACTTCCATGAACATAGATTCAACATCTGTAAGATGCCTCGTCAGACAGGTAAATCTACAACTGTTGTGTCTTATCTCCTACATTATGCCATCTTTAATGATAATGTAAATATTGCTATTCTTGCAAACAAAGCATCTACTGCAAGAGATTTGTTGTCAAGATTACAAACTGCATACGAAAACCTACCAAAATGGTTACAGCAGGGTATCTTGGCATGGAATAAAGGTTCTATGGAGTTGGAGAATGGGTCAAAGATATTGGCAGCTTCTACATCTGCATCTGCTGTCAGAGGTGGATCCTATAATATCATATTCCTTGATGAATTCGCATTCATTCCAAACCATATTGCAGACCAATTCTTTGCATCTGTTTATCCTACTATTTCTTCTGGTCAAAGCACGAAAGTTATCATAGTTTCTACGCCAAATGGCATGAATCACTTCTATAGGATGTGGCATGATGCTGAACGTGAAAGAAACTCTTATGTTCCAACTGATGTTCATTGGTCAGAGGTCCCAGGTAGAGATGATCTATGGAAGAAACAAACTATTGAAAATACATCAGAACAACAGTTCAAGACAGAATTCGAGTGCGAATTCTTAGGATCTGTTGATACTCTGATTGCACCAAGCAAACTCAAAAGTTTAGTTTATGATGACCCCATCAAAAGAAGCAAAGGTCTTGATGTTTATTATGAACCTCAAGAACATCATGATTACTTGATTACTGTTGATGTGGCACGTGGTGTTGGTAATGACTACTCTGCATTTGTAGTTGTAGACATTACAACATTTCCACACAATATTGTAGGTAAGTATAGAAATAATGAAATCAAACCTATGCTATTTCCAAGTGTAATTGTGGATGTAGCAAAGGCATACAATAATGCATTTATACTTTGTGAAGTCAATGATGTTGGAGACCAAGTAGCAGCAATTATTCAATATGACTTGGAGTATCAAAACTTACTCATGTGTTCTATGCGTGGTAGAGCAGGACAGATTGTAGGTCAAGGATTCTCTGGTAAGAAAACGCAACTTGGTCTTAAAATGTCTAAGACAGTTAAGAAAGTTGGTTGCCTCAATCTTAAAACTATGATTGAGGAAGACAAACTTATCTTTAATGACTATGAAATCATCAGTGAATTGACTACCTTTATCCAAAAACACAACTCCTTTGAAGCAGAAGAAGGTTGTAATGATGACTTGGCTATGTGTCTTGTAATCTATGCATGGTTAGTGGCACAAGATTACTTCAAAGAACTTACTGAACAAGATGTTAGAAAAAGATTATATGAAGAACAGAAGAATCAAATTGAACAAGACATGTCACCATTTGGATTTATTTTAACAGGATTTGAAGACAAAGCAGAAGTTGATGTAGATGGAGACCTATGGCACCTTGATGAATATGGAGATAGGTCTCATGAATTCTCTTATATGTGGGAATACAGGTAATGGATATAGAAAATCTTTTTACCTTAGACCATTTATTATTTTCTACCAGAAAATGTAGATGTTGTGGAAAGGAGAAAGATTTACTAAATGATTTTTATCAAACCAGAAAGGATAGGGGGAAGTATGCATCATCCTATGCTTATGAATGTAAATCATGTACTATAAAAAGAATTATTCAAAAACGAAAACAAAACCTTATGTCTATTGAGTGGTGCTACCCAGATTGGTAATGTTCATGCATTGTTTCCCCAATGAAAAAGTCGCAAATTATAAATACTTGTAGATCAAAATGAAGCATTTAGAGGAGTTAAAATGGCGTTAAGCTTAGCATCTCCAGGGGTCAAAGTCAGAGAAGTTGATTTAACAAGAGGTGGAGTAACAAATACGACATCTTTATCAGCAGGAATTGCAGCACCTTTTGCAAAAGGTCCAGTCAATCAAGTAGTTACTATTGCTAATGAAAATGAGTTAGTAACTGTTTTTGGTAAACCATCTTTAGATAGTTATCACTATGAGTCATGGTATTCAGCATCTAACTTCCTTGCATATGGCGGAAGTTTGAGGGTTGTTAGATGTACTGGAGACAATCTCAAAAACTCAAATGCTGGTGTTGGTGTAGCATCAACATCAGTTACTGTCAATAACTTTGATGCATACCAAGCATCAACTCCAACTTCATACTACTGGGCAGCAAAAAATCCTGGGTACTGGGCAGAAGGTCTTAAAGTTTGTGTGATTGATAACTTTGCAGATCAAACTCTAGCAGGTATTAATACTGGGACAACAACATTTGTTGGGGTAGCAACTGCATCTGGAACTGTAGGAGTTACTTCTACAACTATTACTGGAATTACAACTACTGGAATTGTTGCTGGACAATTTGTGTTGCCAATTACTGGAGTTGTTGGTTCTGGTGTTACTGTTGTTGGAGTTTCTTCTGTATCAGGAGGAACTGTTACATTAGCATCTGCATCTTTAAATACAAACTCAACTACAACCACTTTTAGGTTTGGAACTTATTCCGCATCTGGACCAGATATTCAAGTTGGATATGGAATAACTCAAGCATTATCTGGAACAGTTCCAGGAGTTGGTATAACTACATTAGCATCAGGTTTTCTTAAAGGAATTGTTACTGGGGTTGGTTCTTCAACTGTTTATGTAAAAGTTGTTTCAAAAGTTGTTGGTGGAGTAGAGACTTCTCAAGAATATACAGAAAATGGAGTTTATGCATTTAAAGCATCATCTTTAAATGTTGTAAATTCTTCTGGCGTTACAACATCAACTCCAACTCCAACTGCAGTTTCAGATTGGTACAATACTCAAAACATTTTAGATACTGCTAAAGGTGATTCTACTACACTTGCTTGGAGAAGTGTTGCTACAAAACCAAGAACTAATGGTTATGTGACAGAAAGAGGTGGTGGAAATGATGCATTCCATGTAGTTGTTGTAGATAGTAAGAAAGTTGGTAATGTATCAGGAACTCCACAAGCACTGCTTGAAAAGTTCTTAAACCTTTCAAAGGCAGTTGATACTAAAATTTCACCATCTCAGAATGTT